ATTCGCTCCCAGTGTCGTTCTGAAGTAACCAGCTGTGTGCACTCCTCTCTCACTTCCATGCCGTGAAGATTGATTGCAAGAACGTTTTCCAGTTTCTGAAGCTGTTCGTCAGTAAGGCTATCCTGCATTGCTACAATTACATTTTGAATCAATTTTTCGGTCATAAATGAATACCTCCCTTCCTGATTCCATTATATTTTCTGGTACCAGGAAGGTCTACCCTGCAAAGTGCTGACTATATAATATGGCAACTCATTATCGCAAAAGACAGAAAACATTGCGCAATTGCCTGATGGAAATAAAGTTAAATTAATATCGATAGGTGGTTCCGGAATTGATGTTGGTAGTACAGGTGAAAAAATTCCATCATGGTCTTTTGGAATATTTTTACCAAGTAGTGGAGGGTCTGATGCTTGTTTACTTTGTGCTAATTCAACACAGATTACCTTAGCATACAAATCAAGTGGTGTTTGGGTTTCTTGTAAAAGAATCGGATAAGATGATCATCTTATCCGAAAGTGGCAGAATAAATAAATCTTAAAAATTATACTTTTGCAAGAGCGCATTGCATCCAAATACTTGATGTAATATGTAAATGCAATGTAACACCATCTGTTAGGCTTACATAATTTTCAGCAGAATTTCCAACCCACAATATTTTTCCAGTTTTACTGGCATTGTCACCGGTTGTTATTACGGCAAAAAAAGTACTCACAATTGAACCATCGCCAACAAACGACATAAAAAAAATATATGTAGACATTCCATTTAAAACATAGTCTCTCTGTAAACCAGTTCCCATGTAAGCATTTATTAATGTCTTGCCATATAAATAGTTAATGGCTGCTGGTAACGTCTGGGTTCCGCTGTCTAAACCGAAGGTTTGTGAGGTCAATCCATTCAAAATCTGCTTCGTCAAATCCTCCAACGTAATAATCCCACCCTCATTCGTGGTGGGATCGATGAACATCAATTCTTTCCCTGCGGGAATCTGTGTTACTTTTGTGAGGCCGTTTGCGTCCTGGCCGTCTTGTGGTAATGCCATAGCTTAATCTCCTTTCTTCATACCGCATCTACATTCAGATTGACAGCTTTCCCTCCAATCACAAGGAGTTTGCCGCCTACTATGAGTGCTGCAGTCTTGTATGTGGTAAATCGTCCGATCACCACACCGCCAAACATGTAATCTTCATTCTTTACTTTGATACTGTAGCCGTATCCCAGGAAGCTCTCACCGCTTTCGGTCTTTTTACGCCAGGAAAACCATGCTGCCGGATAATTCTTTGTGACCTCGCTTCCATTCTGGTACACAACTGCAGTCACTGTTGTGGTGCCGTCTTCGTTGTCATGATAGCGGACATTGTACAGAAGCGAATTTCCCACCAGACCATGTAGGTCTGTAGTCGTCTCGGACAAATTCATCTTTAAACCATCCACGCTTGTCTCAATGTTGGCTACTTTCTGGTTTGTCGTGACAATGGCAGCTTTTGCCTGGTCTGCGGTGTTCTGGGCGGCTTTGATATCATCAGCCAGACCTTCCGCATCTGCCAGGAGCATGACGGTCTGGGTATCCAGGTTCTGGGCTCCTGACGCATCATATAAGGTACAGCGGATCATGTTCACGTCAGCTCCGGAGGGAGCATATATCTTCATGATCTCAGCAGATGAAGAACCATACTTCAAAACATAGGTCTTTCCATTGTCTTTTGATTCCTCGATCTGAAAAATTCCGGAATAGCTGCTGATGATCCCGTTGTCATTTTTAAATGCTGAAAACGTCACACTTTCCGGAACCAGAGTCTTTCCGTCCTTTTGTTTCCGGATCACCTGGCTGCTGGCTCTGAGATCGTAGCTGAGACCAATCTTTCCGTCCTTTGCCTTGCTGATGGAAAACCGCTTGGTAATCCAGGAACCCATTGACTTTACAACCAGCGTTTTGCCGCCTACTACAAGCCCTTTTCCACCCACCAGAAGAACTTTCCCTTCCAGTCCATAAAGCCCGGAAATGTCCACGTAGCCGTTGTCAGAAGTCATTGCTGTGACCTGATACGTTCTGGTTTTCGGGTTCCAGGTACCGCTTACACCTTCAGAAGCTTTCACCGTAATCTGGTCAATGTGATCGGAAACATCCGTATCACCCAGATACACGGAAAAAGTGGTATGACAGCTGCTGTAATCCCCACCGGAACCATCCGTATAGGTATGGACCACATGTGCATCATTGTCCAGGGAAGCCCCGATTGCATCCAGGGTGGAAATCCCGGACAAAGTGTCCAGGGCTTTCTTCGCCGCGTCAGAAGCTGCATTTGCCGTGTTGCTGGCGGCATTTGCGGTACTGGCGGCATTGGATGCAGTCGTAGAAGCACTGACAATGTTGGTATTCATCTGGCTGTATAACTGGTTCAGGCTCTGGTTCTGATCGTCAAACCAGATCCGGCTGCTCTTGATACTCTGGGAGCTGCCATTGATAGCCGACACCACCGAAGGGATATCCAGCTTAGTGCCGGCAATGGCTGCGTTATCCGCCACCATCTTATTCACGATCAGACCATCTGCGATAGCTCCAGGCTTCACACCTGTAGCATCCAGCAGAATCCCTTTTCCGGTCTTATCGAACAGGGAAAAGGTAAAATCACCGTTTGCATCCCTGCCAGCCTGCATCCGGACAGTTCCGTCTGAGTCCCTCCACTGTTGGGTTGCCCCCTGGATCTTAATCCCGCCATCATCAGATGTGATCATAAATTTATTGGTAGAAATGGTGCCGCTTAAAAGATCTCCAACTGAAACCGTCTGCATAACTGCAGTTCTGATCAGTGCAGCGTCAATCACTGCATTCTGGGAGGTAAGGTGGATGTTCTGCAGATCTCCCACACCGGCACCACCTGCAAGCAGCGTTTTGATATTGGCATAACCGGAATCCAGGATATTGATCTTTGCATTGGCGGCAGTAAAATTTGTTGCAGTCAGATCCCTGAAGCTTCCAAACTCTGCATCCAGGTTCTGCACCGTCGCATTGACCGCATTCAGATTCTGGATTGTTGCAAATTTCAAATTGGCAGTATCCACATCCAGCTTATTGATCATTGCGTGGTCGATCATCACCAGCTGTGCATAATACCGCTCCATTTCCTTTGTAGTGGGGCCTTTCCAGTTTGCATTTGTTTCATCTTCTGATAAACCCACAGCCTCCACAGAATCCGTAAAACCGCCATCATACTCCCTTTCCAGTTTCATCAGCGGAACCTTATAGGAGCCCCCTTTTCTGTCTTCCACGGTGAGGACGTCCCACGGATCCAGCCGTGGGTCTCCCATCATCCGTAGGGAGCCTGGCATATAGGAAAAACCTTTCAGGGTATCCATCACTTTGTCCAGGGTATCCTGTGTCATAAACGGATTGGAAAAGATCACTGCCCTTGGTCCGTCTCCGGATGAAACAGAAACCTCTTTCCCCTCTTCATCCTGGCCAGTGTAGCAGGTAAGCTTTTCCACCTGGAACAGGTAATCGTTGTGTTCAAAAGAATCCCAGTATCTGCCGGTGCTGACCGTATAACCGCTGTCCACGTAGCTGTGCAGTTCAATCTGTCCATTTCTGTTACATACCGCAAAACAGCCATGAAGCTGTGCTGCGTAAGAAAGGACCTCCCTGCAGCTGTAACCTTTCGGAACCTCCATGGAAATGCCGGAAAGACCATCTGTTACAACCATCACACCTGTGATTTCCTGGATCCTTTTCAGAACAGCCGCCGTATCCGTACTGTCTCCGTCCATAGAGAATGCACGCTCTGTTTTCATCATCCGGTCATAGGCTGTAAACTCAATCTGCTCTTCATTTCTGGATGGTTTTCCAGGCGTGAAATATCCCATGGGGATGTATTCCACCAGACCGTTCACTTCCATTCCGATCTGGACCAGGAGCTCATGCCCCTCAATGGCTTTTCCCGGATCCGGAATTATGATGGTAACGTACTGGCTCACTGTGGAGCCAAGGGAAAAGTCATCCTCCCCTTCTGCTCCGCCAGTAAACTTAATGCTTTTCGCATTTGTTATGGATACATCATCATATGTGATGAGTGCTTTAAAAGTTCGGGAATCCTGTAGTACCAGGTTTCCAAAAGCTTCTGAAGACTGATACACAGGACCACCTCCTACTCAGTCATGATCTCAAGTGTTTCCAGGTCAGCCACTGTCAGGGCATCATAACGTGGATCGTCACATTTCTCAATCTCTTCCTCAGAAACAGTATGGATACCAACCTCTGTCTCAATCGCCAGGAGCTCATCCAGGTCTTTTGCAAAGCCCTCTTTGTCCTCGATGGAATACTGCCCATTCTCAACCAGGAACTTTCCATCCTCACCTTTTGCTGCGTATTTCTCAAGCAGTTCCTGACGCTCTGCATCATAGGCATTAGCCGCATCACTGACTGCTGTCAGGTTCTTCTTGATCGCATAGCCAAGCTTTACCGGCAGCCGCTTCTCCCTTAAGGAAGCACAGCCATTGACAAAATTTAATATATCTTTATTTTTCAGTTTCATCTGCGGTACCTCCTGTTACACGCTCGTCCTCAGCTGCATAGACAATCTGGTTAAATGCTTCAATATCTTTTCTGCATTCTGCCCTGTTTGCCTCGTACAAGTCACGGTCCTGGACAGTAATGCTAGTACTCGCGTTCCCGGCTTCCGGGATCTGCGCAGACATGTACACAACAGGTCTGCCATTGATCATGCTGTTGAAATTCATAGATACTGATTTTGTTCCTTTTAACATTTTGTTTTCCTCCTATTTTTGAATCAGGTCCACAGCCACACCTTGGTACGTCTTCACACCTTTATGGTAGGTATATACAGGGTAGGCTGGAGCGCCTGCATAAAATCTTTTTGTTACTTTGGTATTTGTCCCGGGATCCAGGAAAGTCACATTAAAAAAAGCAGGGGAAACGGCTTTATCAATCACCACTGCCTGCTCTCTTGTCAGCGGCGGCCAGCTGCATTTCAAAGTATATTTAATCGCAATCAGGTCTCCCACCATTTCGCCATTGGCTGCACGTCCGGTATTTTTTGACCATATTTTTTCTTTGGTCACGGTAAGACCATTCAGCTTAAGACCTGGCATTGGCACTCCATCAATTTCAATATCTGAAGATGTTTTTGTAGTAGTTGTTCCACTACTTACAAAGTCACTCAACCGACCACCTCCTAACTAAATACCGGTTTCCCAGTAGATTTCTGGTACTGCTGTCCCTTTTTTCGGACAATCTTAAACAACTTGTCTGCATCACCTTCCAGGTAAATATGGATCTCTTCCTCTCTGGCTTTGGACTGCGATCTGCTCTCCAGCGCATTGACCACAGCATCATATACACCGGCACGAATGCCTTCGATAATCTGGTTATTGTTGGCAACGGCATTTTTGCTTCCCATTCGGCCGACCAACTCAGGACCACTCTCGCGTGCCATGAACATTTCGCCGTTCTCTGGGAAACCGCCTTTGGCATACCAACTCAATCCAAAGCTTGGTGTAGAGAAACTCACAGGACCTACGTTGTGTTTATTCCAGGATACGGAAACATGCGGTAGCGGAATATGTACGGAACCAAATCCACTGGCAAAGTTCTGGATTGCATTTTTTCCGGTATTGAACAAATCTGGGATTGCATTGCTGATCTTATTTGGAAGATCCTGGAACCAGTCCCCTATGCTGTCCCATTTTTCACTCAATCCATCTTTTAAACCAGATAAAACATTCCCGCCAGTCTCAACCAGCCAGTCCTTGGCATCTGACAGCTTGTCCTTCACCCTTCCTGGAATTTTTCCAATCCAGGTTAAGACAGAACCGATATTATCCTTCAGACCTTTCAGGAGTCCTGAAATAATAAAGCCACCCTGTTCAGCCATGACTGTCGATGGACTGTGGATTCCGAATGCATTTTTGAAACCATCGATAAATGGATCAAAGATATGCTGCTTGATCCAGGTACCGATTCCCTTCACACCATCAACAATACCTTTAAAAATACCTTCAACTACATTTCCACCGCACTCTTCAATCTTCTTCTGGAAATACTGCTTTGCCTCCTGCACTTTTTCGCTGATTACGCCTCCCAAGAAAGCCGCAAGACCTCCAAAAGCCGCACCGATCAGTTCGAAAGTACGGTCTGCGATTCCATTCCAGTCAATTGCCGCAAGACCTTCCCAGACTTTTTCTCCCAGCTGGTACCAGTCAATCCCTTCAAGAGCAGTTATTCCAAAATCCAGCAGACCTTTCAATCCATCGGAGAATGTATCTCCAATGCCAGCAAAGTCAACCGTCTGGATCGCGCTGTTTACAAATTCAGACAACGCATTACCGGTTCCAATCCAGTCAAAATTCTCTATTGCAGTGTGAATAAAACCTATAACTGTATTAATCCCGTTTCCAAGCGAATGCCCTACCAGTCCCCAGTCTGTTGTCTGGATAAATCCGTTCAGTCCATCCGTAATACCTTTTGCAATATTAAAGACCGTCTCATTGATCAGATTCCAGTCAAGACCGCCAAGAGCCCCATTGATACCGTTTCCTACGGCATTTCCCAGGCTTCCCCAGTTGAAATTCTCAGCAAAGGTATTAGCAGTTCCGAATACCGTGTTGATTCCCTGGGATAGCGTATTCCCAACTAAATTCCAGTCCGTAGCCTCTATGAAACCATTCAGGAATGTAGCTGTGCTCTTTGCAATCCGGTTGCAGGTATTCTGAATAGAATCCCATGGAATGTTCTGCAAGGCTGAATTCAGCTTGTGTCCAACAATTCTGCCAATTCCGGTAAAATCAGCATTTCTCCAGGCTTCCTTGATCTGCGCTGCAAGTGCTTTCATTTCGTTTGAAACATTCAGTGTCTCAAACATGTCCTTTCCAGTAAGACCACCAGTACCGGCACTGTCAGAAGAACTGGAACCGGACGTATCATCCAGTTTATTGATCTGGTCGAACCCAAGAAGTGTGCGCTGCAGCTTTTTATTTGCATCATTTGCCTTGTTGGCACTCTTTGTGTTCTTGTCAAGACTTGCAGCATAATTCTGGTTCAGCTGTTTGGCTTTGATAAAGGTACCGGCGCCGGTCAAAGCACTGGTAAGCTGTCCAATTGCATTTACCACAGAAATGATTTTCTGAATTACTGCATTCAGGATTGGTGCCACAATATTCAGTACCGGTGCAAATGCTGCTGCAAAAGTATTTTTCAGCTGAGTCAAAGAAGACATCAGCATGGAAAGGCTGTTATTGGTATCCCCGCTGTATTGAGACAGATTTTTGAATCCATCCACCAGTGCACTCCGTAGCTTGTTCACCAAGGCAAACAGACTTCGGATTCCCAAGGAATACTTCAGCAGATTTTTCAGTCCGCCGCCAAAGGAACTGCCATTGTCTTTTACTCCACCGGTGAACCGGTTTAGAATAGGAATTCCGCTTGTGAATTTCTGAATCAGTGCACCGAATAAACCAGATGTACGTCTGATCACACCGCCTACTTTTGAAAATGCAGAGGTGACTCCGCCAAGGATTCTTACCAGTCCACCCCAGCCTTTCGAAACCGCTGATGCACCGAGACCTGCTACTTTACCAATGCCTTTTAGCATTTCTTTTGGAAATGAATATCCTCTTTTATATCCGCTTCCTTTTTGAAGTTCGACTATTTCAGACTCTTTTGCATCTACTGCTTTACTATATCTCTTTACTGCTGCCTCTGCATTTTCAATGTCATATGCTAAAGATTTCCAAGATTTGCTTTCTGTCTTTACGCCCAAGGCTTCCATCTTTTCGCGTTTACTATAATATTTATCAAGCACTTCATTAGCTTCTTCAAGACTACGCTTTAACTCATATAAGCTCTCAGTTGCATCTTTAAATTCCTGAGTTGGTACTTTTATTCCAGATTTCACCTGAAAGTCTTTTACCATTCCCTTTAAAGAAACAGAGGACATTGTTTTTCTGATTTTCTGCAGCATCCCCTGGATCTGCGATGTACTTTTCGCAGTGTCCTGTTTGGCACTGTCCAGTGCTTTTTTCAATGGGCTCTTATCCGCTGTCACGGTAACCTTTAAGGTTGCAAGATTCTTATCGTCTGCCATTCATTTCACCTCCTCAGGGCATAAAAACTGGCAGTCGGGTTATAAGCCTAACTGCCTTCGTCTGTTTACTTCTGCAATATATGCTTTTCTTCGTTCCCTATAGTCTTCCATCTGCTGTTTCAGCTGGTTCTCTTCCCAGGACTTTTTCTCAATCTCAAAAAAGCTTGGATAGTAATCCCAGGGATGGGGCATTGCCTCTTTATCACCAGCAACAGGTGCCAGGATATTAAGTGCAATCACTTCTGCTATAATGAAATCGTCCTGAATTTTCAGCTTACGTTCCTGCTCTTTCCGTCTGCCGTAGCTTTCCAGCATGTCTATGATCTCATTTACAGAAGAATTCCAAAACAGGTCAATGGAAATACCTGCATCAAGGGCATATGGGTACAATTCGCTCAGAAACTCTGAGGTTGTCTTTACTGGTTCTCCAGCTCCTCCATGATGCTCTGAGCCTGTTTCTCCGGGAAAAAACCCGAAACCACCAGGGTAGGGATTACCACCTTTTTGAACAGATCAACCTGGTTTCCACCTTCCTCGGTCCAGGAATCGTAAATCTTCTGGATATCCGGGTAATCAATCCCATGCTCCCAGGGCTCCATAGCTGCCTGAATAATAGTCAGCATGACCGACAGGGAGGGCATGTCTTCCACCAGGTTCATAATATTCTGGCGATACTTGTTCTCCAGCTTGCCAATTGTAGAAGCTTTCAGTTTCAGTCTGTAATCCCTGCCTTTTACTGTCCAGTACCAGAAGGGCTTGCGCTTCTTTTTCTCTTCATCCAGGTTTACAACCTTTTCCTCTTTCATCTCGTCCTTTTCGGACACATCATTTAATCCGCCTAAACTCTCCATGTGCTACCTCCTTATGCCGGATCCACGTATACAATATCAGACTGCACGATCATAGTCAGTTCGAACTCGATCACACCGTTGACGCCTCCACCAGTACGTTTTACGGAGACCTGTGCGTCATACTGGATTTTGGTGCCATCTATATCTGACTCTTCAAAACTTAATACTTCTTTGTCCTCTGCCGCCTGACGCATAACACGATACGGGCTGTCTGCCTTAGTGTTATCGTACTTGTACTTATACACCATATCTGGTAAGTCACCAATTCCAAGCTCATACATCTTATGAGGGTCTGTAAGAGTTGTATTTTCTACTTTTTCCGGCTCTGAGCCGAGCTCCGGAATCTCTTTCAATCCCGGAAGGTCTTTATACGCGGAGCTTGCTTCAGATTTCTTTTTATATCCTAACTTTGCACCATTTGCTAACATGCTTCGTTCTCCTTTCTTAATTCAGCCAGTATACCTGGTCTGAATCCATATCAATAATTCCTTCGTACCTCATCTGCTTATGCTTCATGCCGGATGGATCCGGAACATCTGCACAGCCGATACGCTTTAACCCAAGAGCGGACACAGCCTTATCTACAGCAACCGCAGTTGGTGAGGTATTTTTAAGATCCCAGATATCAATGCGGTACCGTACCTTGGATTTATCTTCTCTCATTCCTTCCGCACTTCCACTACCTTCAAAGACGCTGTTGTCTTCTTCGGTAAACTGAATGGTTGGTTCATTCCCTGCCCACTCTTTCGGGTATGTATCAGACACATGCTCTGAAACAGTGAACAGTGCCGCGAATACTTCATCTTTTACATTTTTCATTTAATGCTCTCCTTTATAGCAGCTGAAAAATCAGCTTTCATTCCTTCCAGGATCTGATCCTGACTGTCTTTTAACGCCGGATACATGAACGGATAGGCGGGCTGTCCAGTGCACAGATAAAAGCGTCCATCTGGAGTATCCAGGTAAAACCAGTGGTATTTCTCAGCCACACGCCTATCCACCTGGCTTTCATGGATCCACCAGGGATTCTGCGTATAGGCTGGCGTAATCTCTGGTGAAATGCCTGCATGGTTCTCCTGGCCTTTCGGTCCGGTACCAAATTCCAGATAGGTCGCATAAGGTTTATTTGTCCAACAGACACCAGTTACCGTATCGCCGTTATCTTCCACTTCTGCATAAATGCTCTGCCTGAGTTCCCCTGTATCCACATGTACATTCATAACGGCTGCGCTTCGTACAGTTTGGATAGCATTCCCGATTGCTTTATTCAGATCTACATCTGCCAGCTGATCCAGCTTTATTTCCAGTTCATCCAGACCTTCCGCGCTCATGTCCGTTCCACCTCCAGCGTCAGAAAACGGTATGATTTAATTGCAACAATCCTGTAATCCGGCTCAGTATTCTCACCGACGAACAGGCAGATTCCATCCAGTTCCATCAAATCAATACCATTATCCAGAATGTAATGCAACCGTCCATTTTCATCCGGCTTGATGGCATATCCTCCATCAATTTTCACATTACGGATGTACCCAAGTCGCTGTCCATACTGCTGCGCCTGGACTTTCCCGGAAGCAGGCCAGGATTCCCCAGAAAAAGAACTGGCAGCACTGTACTCTTCGTAAGTGCTGCCCTCTCTGTCCTTTTTTACCATCCGTTTTCTGTGATAATAAGTCTCAAGTCTGCTTTGCCTTAGTCTCATAGGTTCTGCCTCCCACTCTGGCTAGCCGGAAACGGTTCAGTACATCATAAATCTGCCTGGGAGCATTGTCGAAAGAATAGGACTCACCGCCTTCACTTCTTCCTGTCTCGCCCTCTGTTCCCAGACGGTTCAAGGCAATCACAGCAAGATCGCGCACAGCTTTCTCAAGTCCGGTAACAAGCCTAGTCCGGTTGGTATACCCCAGAACAAACGCTTCCGCCTCGTCAATCAATACTCCAATCAGTTTCTCATCATTGTTGCCGGTAAGGATTTTCAAACGCTCTATGGCTTTTGCTTTCTCTTCATCCGTCAATCCAATCACCCTTTCAGGACGCCAAGCAGTTCTTCTTCTGTTGCATGTACTGCGCTTTTTCTTCCTTTGTCATCTTGGCGAGCTTCTCGGCTTCGGAAAGCTTATCATCCGCCAGTGCCTGCCACTTCTCCTGGGCTTTTGTCACTGCCGTATTGACCGCCTTCTGGACACGTCTGTCAAACTCCGCCTGGTTGCCGCCGGTCTTCAGGAAGTCATCAAAAGATGGAGGGGTATCTCCACCAGCTCCACCTTCACCGCCTGCGCCCTCGCCAGATCCACCGCCATTGCCGCCATCAGCCCCAGCGCCGTCTCCTCCTTCTGCAAAAAGCTGCAGGTTCATTGGTACTTTACAAAATGCTTTTACAATTCTATTTCTCATGTCTATCCTTTCCGCCCAGCCTATTCCCTTTCAGGGCCCGGGCCATTCGTTTCAGATTTTCTAGTTTACCCTCGTTTCGGAGCATAAAAATAAGGCGCGTCACCCTGCGTCCCAGAGGGAGATAATTGGATCACCTATTCCTTTCTCTGTGCGGTCTTAGCTGGTTCCTTCACGATTTCAGCCATCCCTTCCTTCACCAGATGATCTGCTCTGGCCTCGTCCACATCCAGGACGGTACCAGGTTCGATTACCTTATGCAGACGGATGTCGCTGTAACGCTTGATTGCTTTTATTTTCATGGTTCTCACCTCCTCTTGCGCCGGCACAAATTTAATCATTATGTGTGACTTTAAATCCCCACTGTGGAAGAAAATTAATCTCATAATGGTACTTGTCCACATCCGATCCAGAAATGTCTTCAACTACATACATGGTATAGTCATTCAAATAAACATAGTCTTTCTGGTACTTCCCTTCTGCGGTCTCAATAATTACTTCCAGTTCATTTGAAGAGTTATTCTTCAGTGCAAATGTTCCAGTCAATTCCAACAGGATTGTATCTGTTCTGGCATTCAAAACAGTAAGTTTTCTGGTTACATTGAAGTTATCTGCCTCCTGTGAAATATTCGCACTCACCTGATCAGCTTCTGTGCAACCCGTAGCTACAAAACATACCAGGATTACCAGTGCCATTAATACTGCAATTCTTTTGGTTGCTCTTCTTTTCATTTTCTTCCTCCTACATTTTGAAGCATCTGTTTTCAAACTTCTTATAGGCATCCATATACAGTTCGTTCTTATCGCCGTTATATGTCAGCTCATAGTACATGCCATCTGGTACCGTAGTGCTAAGCAGTGCCTTGTTGTTCTGCAAGGTCTTACAACTCCATACCACATACACATCATGTACAGTCACCTGCTGCCGGTCTGTAACATCCATGTGACTATTGGTATACTCTGCAACTTTTGCTTTACATAATCTCAGAAATTCTTCATTCTCCATGTTGTTATTCCTCCACAATTACCCAATCATCTGCCAGCATATCCGCCTGTGATGCAAGCCATCCCATCTGAACGCCTGATGTTCCCACAAATGCGATTGCTTTATTTCCAATCGCTTCATGCTCACAGTTTATAATCCTACCAGCTGCTGTCTTATATGAAATATCAGTAGCAAGCTGAATGTACTGATTTTTTTCCATTCCATCCTTTTCTTGCTACTTTCATGCCTCTTTTCAGGTACTTAATGGCTTCACCGAAAGAGAATGCTGCTTCTCCTCCAAGAATCGGACAATTCTGACCATCTGCAACAATCCATTCGTCAGAAAGAATATTCTGAATTGTATACTCGACATTCTGTGTTTCTCTTATGTCCATACAGCCACCATCTTTTGTGTACATAAGGATTGTCTGAGATTCTTCATCCCACCACCAATATCCTCCCCATGATGGAAGTTTTACTCCCCTTCCACCTTTCATAGTCTTTAATGCTTCTGCAAATATCATTTTCTTGACCTCTCTTTCTTAAAAATAAGTACAAAAATAACACGTTTTTCAACGTGCTATCATTGTTTTTGTAACGGTATTAACAATTGTTAGTTAGAAATTACCTTTTCTATATCATCCATAGTTGCGTTAATAGTATCCCAGTCAGCAGGCGAATCCCCTACATCCACAAGGAAATGTGTATCATCTAATATTTCGACAATCGCTGCTTCGCGCCCATCTTTTAAAAGCACTGTATCAAATTCTTTTATCTGCATTTACTTCGCCTCCTTAATGTACGCGCTGGTCAACTTTGTTGTGCCATCTGCATTTTTGAGCCATGCTACAATTACATTTGCCGGTGTTCCCTTTTCACCATAAAGGACCATCTTCTGAACATATCTGTCGCCGTATCCGTTATTGTCAACATACTGAGCTGGATACCTTGGCGCACCATCTTTTAATGCTTTTTGCAGCTTCTGCCAATTATCCTTTCCATAGCCCAGGCGGTCTGTGAAGGCTCTGCCCTTAGGATATCCCTTCTCGCTATTTTCATCGAAAAGATATTTTGTAAACTTAGGCTCCGGCAGAATAGCATTTTCCGCATTCGGCAGCTTCAGCTCCGGATGTTCCAGAAGTTCATTTCTTCTCTGATAATCCATTTTCATGAACCTCCACATCTCAGGTTTATTATACTTCATATCCTGGAAGTCTGCAAAAGATTTTGGGACGGTTTTGCCTAAAACTTTCTGATAGCGTTCATACTGCTCCCGGTCAGAAGAACTGTTTTTAATCGCTTTCTCCTGTGCCTCAGCTTTGGCATTCCCTTTCACATATTTCTCATACCACTGGTCATAGGTCATATTTGCTGGTATCAACTCGATACATCCTGTATCCGGGTTATAGGCGTTTTTTTGCATTCGGGCAAGAGTTTCTTCATCAATAATGCTAATGGTTGTAGAACGGCACCAGGGGTGCATAGGAGGATAATTCTTTCCAACCATTCTTTCTGCCAAAAGGAAAACCTTCCCATCCAGACTCCGGCAGATCTTGCTTGTTCGCAGATCCAAAGTCGCAAGATACCGATACTTCTCTACGCCGCATTTCTCATAAGCCCTGGCAGTAAACTCACCGGCTACAAAGCAGCTCTCTGTTCTCACCAGGCGCCTTGCCTGGATAGCTCCTGCCCCGAATTTGTTTTCAATGATCTGTGCTGTCTCCCGATCCGTGCGGCCAGTGAGAAGACTGACCAGCATTTCTTCCTTCAATGTCTGAGCCAGATTTTCCGTATTCTTCCATATACGCTTTGAGTAATGCTTTCCAGACCAGTTCATTCGCAGCACCTGATCAACCTGTTTCTGGCTGATATGGGAAAAGCTAAATCCAAGACCGGTACGCTTCTGGATATTGTAAATGGACTGGTAATAAGCCCTTTCTCCCAGATCACGGAGGAAACTGGTGTCAAACTGCTGTTCCTGGTGATAAACGTTTTCCATCAGCTTGTCTACCTGCTGCATAACATCCTGTAGTCTTTCAAGCCTTGCGCGGTACGCCGGAGATTCCAGTTCCTGGACAAGCTCCTGCTTGGTCTTTTCTGAATAATCTTTATTCTTTAATGTCTGCAGAACTTCATCCAGAGAAGTCTTATCCTGTAAGGTATCCAATAACCGGCGGGCTTCTGCCTCTGACAATTTATGCTTTGTCATATACTTTTCAAATATATCTTTCGCAGCGTAAGTCAGATTCATGGAAGCACTTCTGTACACTTTTGCGATCAGATCAGCTGTGGCTTCTGCGTTATCCAGGTTCTTGTATAAGTCCCACACGGCGCGTCTTTCCCAGTAGTTACTCATTCAGCATCATCCTTTTCAGATTTATCTGGTTCCTTCTGATCCGGATTACCATCTTGTGGTGGTGTGTTCTCCTGCATGCCAAAGACCTCCTGCTGCCGTTTCAGGTTCTCTTCTGTCTCTTCATCCAAAGCTTTCAGTTCTTCGTCCACATCATCCACAAATGGTACCTGGGACAGTAGTGTTTTTCTACTTACTTTTCCCCACAGGTTTGCCACAATCTGGGAGATCTCCAACAGATTCTTCGGCAGTGCCCTGGTAAAAGTCATTGTGATTCCGGCCGGATCCACACTCTTGCCATGGAGCTCCAGATAATTGCAAAAAATCCGAATGCGCTTTCTTAAACCTTTTCTGTAATATCTGGTCTTTATCTTGGTGATGTTCTCCATTCCCAGAAGCTTAAACTCCATAGCCACGCCAGACACATTTCCACCAAAGGATTCATCTGACATACAGGGAATATGGGAAAATTTATGAATATCCTGTTCAATAGCTTTTTTTAGGATTTCCACTCCGGATTCATCAAACGTCCTGGTCAGGTACTCTGCCTTAGCTGTATCAGGCATTTCAAGCACCTTGTACTTTTTCAGCCTTTCTTTTGCCTTTTTGATATTCTGATCTTCCTCTTCCGTACCAGATTCATCCTCATCTGAGAGCAACGTGCCATAAATGGCAAGAATGGCATCAATAAACTGCTCCTTGTCTGTAATACGGTCGCTCATCAGTGCGTTGTAAGCGTCGATCAGAGGAATCTGAAGCTCAAAGTCCCCAATGGCAAGCTTATTGTTCAAATACTCAATAATCGGGATTTCTCCCAGGTAATGGGGAACTGGCAGTTCTGTTGTCAGCTGTGGTACTTCATTGTTCTGGATGTCCAGCTCATACTTGTAATTCGGCGTCAGCACGGTTGCTATGTAATGCTCCGGTCCCGTCTCCGAATCATCTTTCCGGACATAATAATAGACAGCAAAGAGCTCGTTTTCCTCTATGCTGTCATCTTTTACCATGAACGTATTTTCCGGGGACAGGTTCTTGGTCAGTAGATTATTCTCATTTTCCTTCACATACACATATTCATAAGCCAAGCCATAGATGGAAAGATCCAGACCATTATCACCGTCAGTCTCATCTGCCCCTGCTGTCTCCAGCGAATCTGTCAAATCCTTTATATCAGCATCTGACTTATAAGTAACCGGATTTCCGATAAAATAACTGCTGGCTGTGTCTGAAATGTCCTTTGCATGGTTGCATACCAGCCTGTTTTCCCGCTTGGCATCTTCCAGGATCTTATGTTTGCCCTGGTAATAAGCCATGTTCTTTTTCAGATCTTCAACCTGGCTGATGTGCTTACTGATTAGCTGACGGATGATCCTTTTGTCCGGTGCCAGCTCGTCAAATTTTTCTCTTGGAATTGTAAATATATACATTGTTCTCACCTACTTATTTCTCGAAGTCTCGCTACCCTGCTGCCAAGCACTGTGCTCACAAAGTAACGTACAGCGTCACAGCTGTGATCGTGCTGCTTAACTGGCTTATCCTCCCCACGTTCCAGGGCTTTTTCATCCCAGATGTAGGAAGCAAATTCTTTTATGGTTTCTGTACAGGAACTGGCGAATTTCAGCAGTTCCAAATTCAGCAGCATTCCCACTAGGCGGATTCCATCCAACACATCATTGTTGGCTTTCAGCACTTTGTACCCGCGCTTGCGGAGCTCTGCAATGAAGGAAGCTGCAGATGGATCCACGATGATTGCTTTTATCTTCGTACCATCCAGCCATTTTTTTAAATCATCTGCATATTCAGAATCTGTTTTCTGTCTGCCTTTATCACGTCCTGAATAGTAATATTCCCGGATACAGTACCAGACTCCATCCCTGCCTTTGTTCCAGAGCAGGAAGACGGTTGCATTCTGAGTACCATAGTCACAGGAAACATAGCGGTTGCCGTTGATCAGAAGCTGAAAGAAATCCTTGATATCGCGGACATGCCTGGCTTCATCAAACATATCATAAATAACGCCCTCGGCTGCTGCCCATAATCCCAGGATGTAACGCTTGAAGAATACGCCAATGTACATGCTGCGGTATCTGGTTTTTACCTCTTCATCCAGGGACAGGTTGTCATCCATGGTAAAATGCAGATACAGAAGCGCTTTCAGTCCTGGATCCTTGCCTTCTGCTTTTGCCTTCTGGCGAATCTTCTCGACCTGTTCTTTTCCCAGATATCCGGTAGACTTGTCAATCCAGTTGACCTTAAACCAGTGATACGGCCCGTCCGGGTTACAGTTAAACCAAAACTTGGAGCCTTTCACAGAGCAACGTCCTGTTGCCTGGTTGACAAAGGATTCCGGCATCAGTGCAACCTCATCAAAGAACACACCAGCCAGTGTAATACCCTGAATAAGATCCTGAGAACGTTCATCTTTACCGCCAAAGATGTAGAAATAGTTTTCAATACTATTCTTCCGCACAACTACCAGGTTGTCTGCTCTGTGATCCGTGATAGAGTAACCTCTTGATCGAAGCATGAGCTTCAGCCAGAACAAAACATTTCGCCGGAAGGAGCCGATTGTCTTTCCGCACATGGCAAAGTTCTGACCTGCAAAGCCGCTCATTGCCCACATAACAAAAGACAGCGACATGCTGACAGTCTTTCCTGATCGGATAGCTCCGTCTGCTATGATTCCATCTTTGTCATGGACTGGGGATTCTTTGCACCACCAGGTCAGTACCTGTTTCTGCTTCTTTGAGAATGGAGAGAAGTGAAATGTCTGGCCGTTCTGTCTGGTTGTCCGGTTCTGCTTCATCTGCTGCAGGCGCTTCTTAAGGCTGCTCAGTTTCTCATACATCCTCATCACCCCAGACATTTTCGGCAGAAGCATTCATGGCTTCCAGGAAGCCGTCATCTGTATCATCCTCGTTCTGTCCATCCTGTTTCAGAAGCTCCAGCTCGAACTTCATAGTTTCAAGCTCCAGATGAGCATCATCATAACCAAATTTATGCAGGGCTTCAATTGCCCTCTGGCGTCTGGCCTGGACTCTGGTCAACGCATCCTCAATGGACTGGATCTGACCAAGGATTCCTTCGTATTCCCTCAGGAGTGTTGGCTTTCCTTTCTCCATTCCAGATTTGTACTTTGTAACAGACATTCCGGGAGGTGCTTTTTCAAGCTCATCCTCCCCTTGGTCATCTTCCGGATCCGAAGTCTGCTCCAGGAACTTCAGGGATTCAATCCGCTTTAACATACGCCGTTCCCGGACAGTCAGCAGCTGAATCTCCTGCAGAAGCAGCTGCTCTTTATCTGGCTGTACTGTCTGGATCAGCTTCTGTTCATCTGGTTCTAAGCAATCAAAAAAGAGAGTCTCAAACTCTCCTGTCTTAACTGCATTCTTATTCTCCGGCGGACCGGTTGCATTTTGATTGCCTGGCTGACCGCCCTTTTTCCTTTTTGCAACGTTGCGTTTTTCTTTTGCAACGTTGCAATCCCATTTATATCTATTTTTCCAACTTCGAACAGTACCTTCCGGCAGATTCAGTTGACTTGCAATCTCAACTAATTTCATGCCTTTCAGACACATGGCCCTTGCCTGTTCAATTCTTGGATCCGGCGCTCTGGCCATGTCTCATCACCTCTATTCGTCGTTTTTGGGTACAACAAAAGCAGCCCCCGGGGAGGCTGCCTTGTTGGTGTGTTATTATTTTAATGACTCAAACTTTAAAAACTCGTGTGAATCTACTATCATTCCAATCGTTACATTTTATGCCTGCACTTTTACTCATTGTCCTTAACAAAGTAATTAGCAAATCATCAGTTATTTTTGTATTTTCACCATTTATAGCCAACCATAAATTGTCAAGAGCTTTCATAACCTCTGGGTCATCATGAAAAACTATAATAACTCTGTTTAAAGCCCTTGTAAGTCCTTGACAATTAATATCTAATGCATTTAATGTAGAGCCCGTCATTTGATACTTATAGCCAAATATATCATCTACAAGCTGTTGTTTTCGTCTCTTTTTCTCGGCTTTTGCATTTATAACAAGAGTTATGATAGTCGCCAATACCCCTGAAATAATCGCTCCAACCAATGTTATTGCAATTTGTTCTTTTGACATAAAAAAGTCCTCCCACATACATTTTCTTTCATCATACTACAAAACGCCCCGTATTTCTACAGGACGTTAGCAAAAAATGTATGTAGTTGGTAGAGCTTCTCACGAAGCCAATCGGAACACCAGGACTCGAACCTGCGGCTCGGCTTAACGGCTCATGCTCCCTCCCGATCGGGGAGGTGTTCCGGTAGTGCAGTGAGCTCCCTCACACATGACTGCCCCGGACTCATACAACACGGAGTCGAACCGCGTACCAATGTGTCAGCCTGCACTGTAATATCATTTCGGCTCTGCTGTGGCCTCAGCAATTCCCTGGCTGATATCTGCCAGAATCAACTGCCAGGCTGTGACACCTGGCAATCACTTAATAAGGAGCTTAATGAAATCTTTTCGTCAATCCCAGTATACATACTACCATAGCCGAAGCGGACATGACCGGACATTTTGAAAATTTTATAATATTTTTTCAAGATATCGGTCATGACGCTTTCTGCAGCTGTCTTCTGTATATTTCCGTTTTGGAAACCGGCTGTTCATATTTGCTGCTACCGCCACCCATGTCATGTCATCCAGGTAATAAAAACGAAACATCATTCTCAGATCGCTTTGTGGAATTTCTCGGATAAAATCATCTGCTGCATTCAGTGCGTCCTGCAGTTCGTCTTCCAGTATGTGAAGCTTTGCTACCCGCTTTTTAATCATGCCCTTCACCTGGTCAACTTCCGGAAAAGGGTAGCCGGTTATCTTGATCGGACCGATAGTGCCATCCTTTCTGGTTCCTTTTACGGTATCAGATACAACACCCTCATTCTCGATCTTGACCAGTCTGCGCCTGTCCCGGTCTATGCGGTTATGTAGGTCTTTGATTTCTTCCTTCAGCTCCACATACTGCTCCAGCACCGTCTTGTCCACCTCTGTCACCTCCCACAAGCAGTTCGTATCTATGTACCCGCGCCAGAATTGCCGGTTCTGATCTGGCATCCTCCAGGAGCTTCCTGGCCTTGTCCGGGTTCATGCTTAATTCCTTGGCAACCTGCAGCACTCTCTTCTCATCAATCATCTGGCACCTCCACTTCTGGCCACAGCATCGGTACGTTCAAATTGCGAAAATATCCTCTGCATACCTGCCGTATCGCACAGTTAAATACGCAGTCGTGAATGTCATTGTTTTTACAGTAAATTCTAATCGTGTTCACCGCCTCAGTGGCTTTCCGGTCCGTTGCCTTTCCCTGCTTGGTCTCTGTCATCTTTTTCACCTCTATCCTTGTTTACGGCACTTAATGCCCAGGCGATCACGCCAAAGGCTCCGATTAGCACGCCAACACCCATTGCAACGATTACGTCTATCATTGTTTCACCTCTCTCAGATGCTCAATAATCTGTGTCATACTCTTTTTGCAGTCTGCAAATCTTTTCCAATCACCTTCCAGGAGATAGTATTCTGTGGTAACGTAATAGCCGCCGCGCTCGTCTTTCTTCCACCAGTCATCACCTTTTGCATGTTCGGTTTCTTTGACGATGATCATTGTATTGTCCGGAAGCGGATAAGAATAATACTTTTCGCTTATTTCCGGCACAGCAAGCCACAAGTTCCATCCTGTATATTTGTCCAGAAACTCTTTGCGTTTCTGATTATTTGTTAATTCGTTCAGCGTCATCTTCTCTCCTCCCAGCTCTTGCACTCCCGACAGCGAATCTTACTGCTGCACAAGGTGCCTTTTATCATTGACAGCCTCGGACAGGTCGGGTGGACGTATACAATCAGCTCACCCACTCTGCCTGTACTGTGTTTACAGGTTTTATATTTTTCTGCCATGTTTAGCTCCTTTCTTTCGTTTCTGGTAGATACTCCGGAAAATCAAATATTGTCATCTGTACTTCTGGAGGATTTTCCCACTCAACACCTATGTAATCTAACACACGTCCCCAGCCATATTTCTCACCGGTTTTCGGATCTGTACAGCAGCGATACATCCAGAACTCCCACTCTTTCGGATTTCTTTCCCGAAGTTTATCAAACCTGTGGGGACGCTGTTCCAGGTGAATTCCAAACCCACACATGGAGCATCCGGTCCGCTGTGCGCCTGTGGTTCGAAGAACTGCGATTGGATCAGTAACAATCTCTCCGTAGATTTCCGGAACAATAGATAACAATGGAACATACTCCTTAAGGCTTCCATCTTGATTCCTTCCATAAGGTTGCGCATGGAATCTTGCTTCAAAGAAATCCAAATGAGCGTGATACCATTTGTCCATTTCAAGTGCCAGTCTTAAAATATCCGATCTCATGAATATTGCAAACGGCGCGGATCTGATCACTGTCTTGCCATAATAATTACAGCCATGGTCTATCAAGGCCTCTTCCCTTTGTCCGCCTTCACTTGCCATCATCCCCAGATATGGCACACTGTTATGTTTTTTCGCCCAGTCATCACAAGGCTTTTCTTTCAGCCAGTAACAGCACTCATTTGATACCGGGATGTCCGGATCTGGCTTGCCATAATTCACACCTTCGTTCTCATTCTCATAGCCGCCGAATAGTTCCAGCCATTTCTTCGGTAGCTGCATCCGGCTATTCTTGGCAAAATGCCCCTGCTCTCCGCATTCACCTGTTATAATGGCATGACGGACAGTTTTATTATTTTCTGTTGGGTGTTGCAGAGTATTGATTCTGCCAGCTATCTTTTTGCTGATAACCGGAAATCCGACTTCATTAAGCACTTGTACCTTGCTCTTGTATGACCGTACAATCTCAACTCCGAGAGCTCTGTGCACCTTCTGGATGCTCTTATCCTCCACCCCAGAAATAGATATTGCATGAGGTTCGATCCCGATACTGCACAACCAGATATACAGGGTTATACTATCCAATCCTCCCACGCTTACATGTACATTCATGTCTCTGCTAAGGATTTCCTCATAGAACTGCCAGGCTTTGATTGCCTGTCTTTTAAGCTTAACCTCATAAGGCAGCCTTTGACGTGCCGTAAATATAGCTCTCTGCTCTTTCTTCTTTTGTTTCCACTCTTCCGTGGATAATTCATTTCCCATCTTTCCAAGAAGCCCGGTATACCCTTGCCCCGGCCGGAGGCTGGCTCCTTTCTTGCTTGACTATCTTTTTTTCTTTGCCAGACATTCCAGCTGCCACACTACATCCAGCAGTGCAACTTCTACTTGCATCGTCTGGCATTGTTCTCTAATCTGGTGACAACGTTCTGCAACTCTCTCCCAGGCTCCAGCATCTTCCGGAAGAATACCGTTGTACTCTTCATACAGCTCCTGTACTTCTGGATATTCTTCCCAGAGAGCTTTTCGTTCCTGGAGTGTCAGCCAGATCATGGCAGCCTGTCGATCCGGACATAAATCCCAGGGACTTCCGCCCAGAACTTTTCCACGATCTCCGAAGCCACCAGTGCATCATCATCCCAGAAACCAACTTTCGTCATGCAGTCCTTTAATAGTTTCTGCAGATTGTCCGTATCCGGTTTGGAAAGTCTGTAGGTACCATCCAAATGTTTTCCCCTGGGGAAGCACCACTTTGTGATCAGCCTGACTCCACAGTGATATGGTTCATCTGGTACATGCTGTCCAAGATATGCCACCAGTTTCTGTCTGGCTGCCTTTAATTCCGGTGGCTCATAGAACACTGGCTTTCCTCCGGCAACCCTGACCTGTTTTTCCTGATGGGTTACAGTCGGCGGAACCATTGCCATGAAAAATTCAAATTCCAAAATCATCAACTCCTTTTTTCGGGTGATCAAGTATGGTGCCCACCTGAGTGCGGGGTGGGTGGTCGTCGTGCGTGAGCTTATCGCACGACTACCTACCCCCGCTAGGTGGGGTGCGCACATACATATATACGTAGTATATAGTTGCGCACCCCCCATTTTTGCGCACTGCTCACAACCATAAAAATAATGGTTTTGCGCACCGTGAACATCATTATAAAAAATATGGTTCTGCGCACTACTCTGTATCATGGTTGTGAGCACTCCTGCGCACCCTTTCTCCTGATGTATGTTTTTCCATCTTCACCAAAATATTTTTCAAATTTATTCCGCAATTCTTTCTTCTGACGCTTGCCTTCTCCCAGCCAGGAAAGTAACTCTTTTGCACTTGTTTCAAGTGCTTCTGCCAGCTCTGAAGCAGAAATTTCACGGCCATCAAATTCAATATTCTGGAATGCAATCTCAAACTCATTTAACTTACGCTCACGGTTCTTTTGAGCATTTTCTTTTCGCCTCTGGGACGCTTTTTCCCACGCAGGCTTATCATCTTCCAGCTGCAGGTCTTTCAGGCTTCCTACCTGATCAATCCTGTGTACCGGATAATCGAACCACATATTGACCGGATCAAACTTCGGGAACTCTCTTAAGGTTCCCTCAATTCTCCATGCAGTACGCGCCTGTACTTCCGCTTTCGCAGCCGTTATCTGCTTGTCCAGGGCTATTTTCTGCCATTTATCCAGGTGTGCTTCACAGTAACCCAGCATCTGTGCACTGCTCAGCAGATCGTCCTGTGAGAGGTCGTCCTGCCACTTGTAATGCGCATCCAGATATGCCTTGCAAGTTCCACAGACAGCCTTATTTTCTTCCTGTTTCATCAATGCCTCTGTCGGCTCCAGCTCGATCAAATCCAGAAGTGCATCCGGATCACGGGCAAATACACCGGATCCAGAAGCACGGTCCATGGACTTCTTACCGCCCTGATTTCCTTTGCTGTGATGATGACAGTAGATCACGGCACAGCCCAACTCTGTACACACTTTATCGAACTGGTTACAGAAGTTCGCCATCTGATCGGCACTGTTCTCATCACCAGTAATGACCTTATAAATCGGGTCTATAATGATCGCTACATAATTCTTCTTTGCTGCCCTTCTGATCAGCTTTGGTGCAAGCTTATCCATAGGTACAGACTTTCCTCGAAGGTTCCAGATATCAATATTCTGCAGGTTGTCTGGGACATAGCCAAGGGACTCATATACATCTTTAAAACGGTGAAGACAGCTCGCCCGGTCAAGCTCCAGGTTCACGTACATCACACGTCCCTGCGCACAATGCCACTGCAGCCACTTCTTGCCCTCTGCTATAGCGATACACAGTTCTATCTGTAGGAAAGACTTACCAGCCTTAGATGGTCCAGAGATCAGCATCTTATCTGCTGCCTGATCGAGCAGTTCCCCTCTGTGTGCCAGGATCAGTACGCGGTCACCTTTACGGACACATTCCTCTGTTACCTTGGCAAATACCACAGTCTTTCCACAGCCTGTAGGAAGGACCAGCAGGGTTTTTAACACCCCGCTGTCCCACTGTTCAAAAATAGCTTCCTTCGCTTCTTTTTGATACGGCCTTAGTTCCATTTTTAAAAGCCTCCCGGTGTAAATGCAGGTTTACTGGTATCCTTTGGATACAGCTTTTCAATGTAATTGAACTTCTTGTTTGGATCCTTAATTCCAGGCTTCAGTCCGATCTTAGCGCGCGCAGTCTTGCCAGGAAGTGCACTCCAGTCCATACGGAGTTCTTCTCCCTCCTTCTTAAGGCCAACGCCACGGAACAGCTCAGACAGCTTCCACTCCAAACTGGTATGCAGTACATAATTTTCACGGATGGTAACCTCACGTTCTGGAACATGCACCGTAAAATAAACAACTGCCATATTGCATGGAGGGAGCTTACCCTCACCTTTAGATCTGCTACGGTCAAATTTCTCAATTGTTACGTTATAATCCCCTTCTGGAATTGGCTCATAATCCTGGGCATCCTGTTTGATGGAATCCTCCCAGCCTAACTCTCTTCCTTCTGCTGCCATAAATTTTTATCCTCCTTTAATTGAACGGCACCTGTTGTGTCGCTTTCATTTCTTTGATCATTCCATAGACCTGTGGCCATGCCCCGATCAGACAGCCATTGATAAAGTCCATGTCATAATCTTTCACCTTTACATCAGAGGGATAATACCCTCTTGCTGCCACTACGTTCTGGATGTCCCATTCATCTACCTGGTTACTCTCCATCAGGTCACGTAAAGCTTTAGGGATTCCGGGATCAATGGTGCTGCTCCTTGCTGTCGGTTCCGGAGTCTTTTGTGGTTCATTAAGCGGAAGGTTCATCTGCTCCCCAACAGTAACAGCAGGTTCTGTCTTTGTAGCTTCCTGTACCGTAGTCGGCTGAGGCTGTACAGTTGGCTGAGCCTGTACCGGCTGCTGCGCTGGTACGGATTTTGGCTGTGTTTCTTTTACTGGCACGGCATTTCCCTCAATGATTGTCCGGATGGAATCATAACTGAATGGGACTTCATCTGGCAGACCGTAGCGGTTCTTTGCATCCCAGCAGGCATTGTGGGTGGTATACATCACACGCTCACCGCCCTGGGCTTTCCTCTTTTTCCCTTTATCATCCACCGCAATAGAGAATGTTTTATAATTGGCAAACAGTAGCATGTCCGCCCATTCCTTGATCAGTGGGGAGGTCTGGGATGCTGTTTTCTTTCCAAGCTTTAACTCCCATCTGTCATAAGCTCCCAGTTCATCCGGCTGTTCAAACTTCCGGATCTGCGCATGTGCAGTAAGGACCACGTTGACACCAGCCTCTACAACTTCTGTCAGCTGATTGAGGAATTTCCCCAATTCTTCTTTTACATAAACATAACCATTTCCGTAACCAAAGTCCTCAATACCGGACTTTCTGTGCTTGTCGCAGATATGCCGGATACACATAGATTCCGCCCAGTCAATGGTATCTATGACCAGTGTCTTGCACATAGTCGGATGTGAGCGGACATAATCCACCTGGTCCAGCAACATCTGCCAGCTGGACGCCTTGGGAAGTCTCGCAACATCCATTGAATTGGTACTTCCTTCCGTGTCAATAAACACCGGATCTGGGAACTTGCTGGCAAAAGTGGATTTGCCAATTCCTTCTGGTCCGTAAATGACTACTTTCTTTGCACAGGGGATCACACCTCTGATAATTTCCATTTAAAATGCACCTGCCTTCCATGCTTTTTGCTGTGGTTCTTCCGGATGTTCCTGTCCAACCACATAACCGTCTTCAATAATAATGCTGCACTCATCACCAGTAGAAACTCTAGTCGCAATTGCCTGGAGTCCTTCTGCTTCCAGCCACTCTCCAAACTCCTGCAGCGTCTTTCTGTCCATCTGTTCCAGCTTGTCCAGAAGAACGAAACCACACTGCGGGTTCAGTTTGCGGACAATTGCTGTAGAAACCTTCAGCCGTTCCGCTCCGGACATGTTGTCCCACTTCTGGCCTTTATAGACCAGCTCTCCATCTTTTACGGATAGCTCTGGAAGCGGAAGCTCTGCAGAGGTCAGAAGCTCGTTCTTCTTATCTCTGGTCTCTTCCAGTTGCTTTGTAAGATTATCGTACTTGGTACGGTACTCTTTGGCGTCATCCTCTGCTTTTTCCTTATCCAGGTTAGCTCTAACCTTAAGTTCGGCGGCACCATGGAGCCTTCCCTTGTACTCTGGGAAGGTTTGTAGCGCTCCCCGCCAAGTGCCCATGCAATGGAATCCAGGACTGATGTTTTGCCCTGCTGGTTATCTCCGC